ACATATCTTTTGTTGTCTTGGTATTGACTATCCCACTATTCAACTTCTCCATCGTAAGGTAATACCTATCTGCCATCTTATTGTTGATCTCAATAAGCTTTTCATTACTAATCTTACCATCCTTCTTCCTCAGATTAGCTTCAGCCCACAACGGTCGAACGTTCTGCCATCTTAACAAATGATCTAACTGCTTCTCGTCATTCGCATTTGATAGTGGAGCAATATGGTCTATGTGCCATGCGCCATGATTATCCCATGACATTCCAATTTCAAATTTTGACTCAATGTGATTCCTTATCTTTCGAAATGTACATCCTAATTCAACGCTATACGAATCATCAGTAATCTTTTTTGAGAAGATAAACCTATTACATTTATATCTCTTTTGAGATACCAAATACTTAAAGTCTTTTGTTGGTTTTGGTTTCTTTGGTGGCAGCTTTAAACATTCAATACAGGTTAAATGTCTTTTGGACCAAAATCTTACTTCAGTCCTTCCGCAATTTTTACATTCTTTCATAACGCAAAAATCCCCTCGTAAAAAATATAGTTCCTCACTCCTATATCATTACAAAGGGATTTGTTAATGTTTTTACTGTGTGAGGAAATACAAATATAATAATAATGTTGACTATATACAAATAATGTTGAAATATTTTAATTTTAGTGTTAATTTTCTATCTGATTATTAGTTAGTTATGTTAATTTTTGGGAACTATACTTCCTACTATAAGAAAAAAATAAAATATATAAGAAAATAAGAAAATAGGATAATAGGAAAATTTCCCCGTTGTATTTTTTTTATTTTGGCTAGTTGGTAAAAAAGTCAACATTTCAACACTAAAATTGATTAATTGACTGATTATCAAGCAACTAACTTTTTTCAGTTAACACAAAATCGCAAATTTCAACACTATTTTCAATAATTCCAACATTCTAAAACTCTAGTTTTATAGTCTATCTTTCTCACAATCAACAGTTTAAGTAGTCTTAATTAAAGTAATACTTTAAATCAATCCGTTCTCCCTGAACTCTCGAAGCAATCCAGCTCTCTTACCTATCTTTCTGATTTCATTTTGGTATAATACTATTTCTCCCAGACTGATCTGTTGGATGGATTGCATTTCGTTATACAGTTCAATTGCTCGTTCTCTTGCTTGGTCTTTTTTCATATCTATAAGTTTTAATTAATTCCAGTCCAACCATTCTATTATCAGGTCGTTTATTTCTTCGTCTCTCATGGCTTCTCGTTTAATATGTCAATACTTATTTTGATTGCTAACCAAATTTGATCGGTCGTGTCGTTATTTGTTAACGCCATTTCTAAAACTTGTCTCGCTTGGTCTTTCTGTATGTTGCCATCAGCTACATTATACACATCTTGAATGTGCCATAGGTTGTCCACAAAGTATCCTGCATCTCGCAAGACTTCTTTTGCTTTTAGTATCTCATTCATATCCTTCTAACTTTTCTAACTTTATTCCAATTGGTCTTAATCCAAACGGCTCGGCATCTAATCCATAATCTAACGTATAACCGATTTCCTCTAGTTCATTGGTTAATCTTTGCAGATCTAGATAGTCATTCGTGCATTCGTCCTCGTTGAATGATTCAAGTATCGCTTGTACTTCGCTAGGTATTAATTCGGGTGTTTCAAATAGGTCTCTCATGGCTATAAGTTTTATAGATTGCAAAAAAAGTCTTCATCGGTAAACATTATACCTTCATGTTTTTTTATTACATAATCCATTCTCATTTGATTAGGTAGATAAACCGCATCAAGCTTATCGGGATCGTTATCTAATAAATAGTTGAAATAATTAACTCTTAATTCTTCTAACTCATCTTGGTTTAATTCGTGTACTGTTCTCATGGCTATTTAAATTTAAAAATTGTTAGTAGGTTAATCATTCTGTATGCTCTCTTATGAACATCGTATACGACCATTAAGTTATGGTCATTTGGATCGAATCGCAATCCGATCCCTTTGATGTTCTTCTTTACTCCCAGTCGAGCGGTCATTCTTCTTTCTGTGCCATCCTTCTTGATGAAACTAACGGAAAAGAATCTTCCGTTAGTGGCTAAAATCTGTTCTTTCATATTGATATATTTCTTGGTTATAAAATAAACTTACATAGGAATCTTTGATATCCCATGGTTCTTCAAATCGTTCGTTCTCACAGATGAACTGTAGTATACTTCCTACTTGATGTTCATTCCATTTGTTCATCCAATCCTTTGGATCGTTTGAATGATAAGATATGAATCCGTCGCGAGAAGTGTACGTGTGTTTGATATACTCGCTGAATTTCTCGTAGTTATCTTTGAGGTATTGTTTTACCTTAGTCTTATTTAACGTTATCTCGCAGTATATTGTATCATCGCTGAAGTTGTAGTACTTTGGACTTACCAATCTTTCGAATTCAATGTGTGATACAAAGTCTGATAAAAGGTATTGAACTTCGTTACACATCTCTTTTGATATGTGATTGTAGTAACTTGTCCAATCAACGAATTCCCAAAACTCCTTGTCACTTGGTAATTCGAAGATGTCTTCTTCACCATCGAAACATGGTTCGCTCCAGTGCGAATTGTAGAATCCACTGAATAGTGGTAGATATGTTTTTGCTTTCATGGCTTAAAATTTTGTTTTGGTTAAAAAATATTTATAAACTTCAGGAATATGTTTTTTGTAGTAAGGCTGTTCTGACTTACACCATTTTTTCAATTCTTCTTTATCTTTGAATGTTTGGTATTTGAATGTTATTTCTAATTCATCTATAAAATCTTGGACTGTCCATCCTTCCCATACGTGTCTATTCATGGCTATTTGTTTTACTCAGCGCACAATTCCCATGGCTGAAGATTAATAATTGCTTTTGTTCCTCCTAACTGCTTGACAATAAATCTTGCTAGCTTTCTATTTACTTTTTCATCTTGGATATGTGCACTACCAATTTGTTTCACGAGGTCTCTTGGTGATATACCTAGTATTCTATGGCAGAACTTAACGTCCTGCCCTAGATAGAATGATTTGTAACGTGATTTTGTTTTGATAATTAATGTCCAATTTCGATCGAATCCGTAATTCGATGATATTACTATGTTCATGATTAATGGTTTAATATGTAAATTGATTTGTTTGATTTTGTTCCTAGTGTACCACTACACAAACCACATTTGCTACATGTAGACTTGAATCCTGCTTCCTTGCTTGCAGGACAATTGACAATTCCATCAATCTTTGATTCCGTAGCAATGTAACTTCTATATCCTTTCATCCTTGCGATAATCTCTCCGTTGATGTCATGCGTAGATGCCATGAAGAATTCACTTAATTCGTTACGCATCCATTGGTGAGTATATCCAGTCCAATTGTCTGCTACATTTGTCATTTCCTGAATCATCTTAATTGGGTGCAATGATGGTTCACCATACGTTCCGAATCGAACGAATGTTGATTTTGACATTTCTCTTGCTTTAAGAATCATATCGTACTTGAATGTAGGTACATTTTCGAATGTTGGATATTCTTTCGCAATACTTTTTAGCATGCTGATAAACCCAACATACTGATTGAATTTGTGCGTATAACATTTTCCGAATTCATTGAATGGACAATCCAAGCAATTTGTATCAGCGTTACTGAAGAATGTCTTCATTCCATCATTCGTTCCATTGGCAATCAATTCATACTGTTTTCTGCTGAATGTGTACGTTTGGACAATTTTTCTTTTCTTGTCTGATTCAATCTTATTGTTGCTAGTGGTTGACTTGCTGATTACTTGCAATGTGTCACCAATTCTAAAAATTAGTTTCATGGTTATTTGTTTTGGTTAATATGCCGTATCACTACGGCATTTCGGATCATAAATCCTCATCAGTTAACCTTTATTTCATTAATTATTTTGATCTCATATTCTAAATTATAAGACTGTACCGCGATCCCTCCACCATATTGTTTGTTATGGAATTTTCGACCGCTAATTTTTTTAGCTAGTTTTAAAGCGGTTGGATAATCATCCGCTAATTGTAAGAAATGAAAAACATAACGTGGGTTTCCGTTTACGTCATTGTTTACTCTTGTAAAATCTTCTTTTGTTATCATGATTCCTATTTTTTAAGTGTTATTATTTTCAATGTTGCTACAATGCTATACAATAGCATTAAATAAACAAATGTTCCCATGGCTAGTAATATATTTCGTTTAACGTGTACTTGTACTTCTTACAGACATAATTAATGAAGTTATTCATGTGGTTTATGTCGTTAAAATCTCTATTTACCACTACTATATCTTTGTGGTAAGGAGTATAAAATTCGATTATTGCTTTCATCGTTGTTCAAATGGTATTAATACTTTTCTTGTTTTAATTAACGTTCCGTTAAGGAAAAATCCCCAAATCTCGAATTTACCTTCTATCTTTAAAATTTGTGTTGACATGGCTAAAAATTTAATTGGTTAATACGGCAATCGCTTGCCGTTTCATCCATTTAGGAATCATCAGTTAACCTGTGAAGAAAATAAAATTGAAGAAATAAAGCCCATAAAACCACCACCATAAAACAAGGTAGCCATTATTGGCTCATGGTTAATGTATAGACTTTCGTTTGAAAATGTTACTACTGCTGAAGTAATTGAAGTAATCCCAAAGATCACCATCATTAATAAAAAAATTGTTTTCATGGTTATTTATTTAATTGGTTAGTGCTTCCGTTCGTATCGCTCGAATAAAATTGTCATTCAATCGGAAGCTATAATTGTTAACTTGCATCACGCTTATATAGATGGAATCAAACCACCACAAGTTATTAAAGTATTATGTAATTTTCTTTGGTATATTATCGAAACAATAGAGAAAATTTAGGTCTATTGTACCAAGGTCTTCCACCTCTAGAGTAAGCCTATAAGCAACTATTTTACACTCTATCTTTTTTTTGCAATCTTTTTCACTTGCCGAGAATCAATGAACGTTTACTTTAACAAAGGTCTAAACTATTTTTGACATTTCCTAACTTTTTAACAAATTTTTGTTGAAAGCTACTTAATCAATCTATACTCATCGTACGTACATATTAAGTCTTTTAACATTGCTAGTAAGGATTTGTATTGTTTAGCTCGTTTGCTTATAACAAAGATACGTCAGTTTTTCAGATTGTCAACAATTTTTTCTTGAAAGATTATCAAAATACGTATTTACACTTAGAAACGTCTACGTAGTTTCACTTAGTTAAGACAGATATCGTGACTGAATAAATTACGTAAATGGCTATGAATCAGTAAGTTATAAGATATTAATATATTTAACATGAAATACGTTTTTAATTAGTGAATTGAATTGAGATGTAACCCCCACAAGCCAAACGCACAATATTGTATGCATGTTTGAATGCATAACTAATTGATTATCAGTCAGTCACGCGGTTAGATTGGTGGTCTGATTGACTTTCTATTTAACATAATTAATATTATATTACAAAGGTCGATTGGTCGGCATGTCAGCGCGCGTATGTTGGTGTCAATAACGTAATGCATGGAGACGCGTATACATCAACTAACGGCAGGCAGGCAGACACACACGAACGGCAGGCAGGCAGGCAGGCAGGCAGGCTAGCAAAAAGCTGAAAATCTCAGCCGAAAAAACCAAATTGCACACCCCCCAGTCAATTTTTAGATCGTTTCCCCCGCGCGCAATTTTTCGTGGAATGGGGGTATTACCCAAAAATTCCGTATATTTACCAAAAAAAAAGATATGCCGAAAGAAGTAAAAGTAGTCGACAAGACTTGGAGAAAGCGTCCATTTGGACAAGAGGGGATTATGAAAGATCCGAACAATCCGTATCCAGTTGATACTGAGAAACACACTACAGTAACAAGGGGTGGCAAGGTAAAGAAGAAGGTTGTTGGTGTAAATAGGGAGACATCTCCAACTTTTTATGAGCCTGACTCGGAGCAGAGCGTAAAGATAACTAAGTTTAATAGGTCTGGAAAAGAAAAGAAGACTGTATCTCTTGTAAAGGATGAGAGCGGTAAGATAAAGAAGACTGTTAGTCGTAATGGCAAGGAGGCAGTAAGTGTTAAGCCAGGATTATTGGCTAACAGACGAATAAAAAAATATATTTAATTTTGCATATATTAATTGACATACCGCAAGGCTTATTGTTAGGATTTGAGTTCTATGGGCCTGACGAGGATTATGACTTTAATGAGTTACAGATCAGTTTATTAATTTTAAGATTTACGATAACATGGCATTAATGAAGACAGGGAGAAAGCCGTATGGTGAAGACCCAAAGAAACCAAAAACGAATGGTGACAATCCAAAAACTCAACAAGAGGTAAAGGTAACTGCTAAGAAGCAGTATACTTGGGATGACGTTTCAAAGAGCGAAGATATAAAGTCGCGTAATAAGGCAGCTAAACAGCAGTATGAATCTGACGTAGCAAACTACAACAGGTCTATGAAGCTTTATAATGAGGGTGCTTCTTATGATGTTTCTAATGAAAACTTGTCTAAGGTTAATAAATCAGGAACTAGTATTAAGGGCAAGCCTGTTACATATACAGCTGCTACTGGTGGTACGTCAGCTAAAGAGATGAGTGATGCATATGATAAGGGTATTAAGTCTGGTGAATATGTTGATATCAATGACCCTCGTATTAGTGAGAAGAACAGGTATTATATAAAGGGAGCTATGATGAGTGGAAGAGATAAAAGTTCTAATAAATGGGGAACTGTTAAAAATAAAGCTATTCCAGCATCTGTTGCGTTTGACAAGGATTTAAATTTCAAGAAGATTTATGATGGTGAGGATTTCGATCCGTATGAATTTGAGAAAGCTGCTAAAAGTGGCAAGTTTGATGAGTACTCAAAAAAGCAGGGGATGTCAGGTAAATCTTATGCACCAAGCTTTGGATATTTAGAAAAATATGGAAAGCCAGAGCAAGCTAAAGTACCTGCATACGAGAAGGAGATGAGTATTGATGTTAACAGAGTTCCTTTGCCTAAAATGGAGAAAAAGAAGTCTGATGTCAAACCATTAAGAATATCTGAATCAAAGTCTACATCTACTGAGAAGCCAGATTGGGAAGAGCCAAAGGGATCTACGAAATATAGAACAAAATATAGCTTACCTGACATCAGCACGACTGATAAGGGTAAAAGTTTAGGTAGATTTGTGGCTGCTAAAGTTAAGTCAATTGGTAAAGACAATGCTCTTACTCCTAGTTTAATAAAAGAACAAGGTAAAGAAAGGTTGATTCAAGGTAAATCAGGTAGAGAGGCCAAGATGGCGAAAGCTTATTTTGGTGGTGGATATGAAGGCCAGTCAAAATTTGACATTGAGGGAACTTCTGAGGAGCGTGGAAGAATAGGCGCACTTAAGGCCGACAAGGCCGACTTTAGTAAGGGTATTAGAGAAGCTAGAAAAGCTGGAGATAGAGAAAAGGTACAAGGTTATAGAGCGGCTAAGAAAGACGTTAAGTCTGAAATCAAGCAAGCGAAGTTAGCTAGTAAGTATTTAACAAAGCTAGGTCAAGAGTTCACAGGTGTTAGAGAGGGTCAAGAGTTAAGAAGCACTGGTAAGATAAAGGCAAATACTCCTGCTGCATATCTTGGTTTTACAGGTTCTAAGCAAGATACATATAACTCTGACGCTAACTTCAATAAGTTTTTAGCTAAGAGTTCAACTGACAATCCTGCTAATCGAAACACTATACCAAAACAAATGGAGACTGTTGAGCCAAAGATGACTAGATCTCAGAGGAAAGAGGACAGAAAAACACAGGAAAAAGTTATGAAAAACATGAAAAACTAAAAAATTACCCTCCAATCGGAGGGTTTTTTGTTTTATTTCATTAAATTTGTGTCAAAATACAATAAAATGATAGTAAAACAAGTTCATTTTGGCGATGAAGGCCAAAAAAAGCTCAAGAAAGGCATCAAAACGATAGCTGGAGCTGTAAAAAGTACGTTAGGAGCAAGAGGACGTACAGTGTTAATTGAATCAGAGAACCATGTTGGAGGTATGACGGTGACGAAGGACGGTGTTACTGTTGCTAAGTCGATCAACTTGTATGATCCGACTGAGAATTTGGCTGTAATGATGATGCGTCAAGCGGCAGAGCGAACTGCTACTGTTGCTGGTGATGGAACTACTACATCAATCGTGTTGGCTGAGGCTATTATTGACGCTGCCGATAAATACTTGTCGGAAACAGACAACGTTACTGAGGTAATTCGTGAGATCAACCATCTTGCTAGCATTGTTGTCTATAAATTGGACAAGAGGTCTAAGAAGTTAAGCGGCAAGAAGCTCGTTGACGTAGCAACTATAAGTGCGAACAATGACAAGGAGGTAGGTAAGATGATTGCTGATGCCTTTAGTGAGGTTGACATGGTTACTGTTGAGAACAGCCAGACTACAAGCACGTATGTTGAGATAATTAAGGGTATGAAGATCGATAGGGGTTATGCTTCTAGAGTATTCATCAATGACTTCAAGAAGCAGGAGTGTGTGTTAGATAATCCGTACATTTTGATAAGTGATCATGAGATAAATAATATCATGAATTTGGAGCGTATTTTAGTTCCTATAGTGAGCCAAGGAAGGTCTTTACTTATAATTGGTGAGTTAGGTCAGAACGCATTGAATACGTTAAATGCCAATGTTGCTGGTGGTAAGATTAAGGCTTGTTCGATATTGCCTCCATCGTTTGGATACAGGAAGAAAGACTTGCTAGAAGATTTATCAGTCGCTTTGGGTGGTGTTTACTTCTCTGAGGACACTGGCGATGATTTGTCGTTAATAGATTTAGACAGTTTAGGTAGAGCTACTAAGGTTATTGTTAGTAACAACATGACGGTGTTCATGCATAGTGAGTCTAGGGAGGAAGAGATCAACAATAGAATTATTAATCTTAAGGAGATGCGTGATGCGTCAACTAACGATAATGAGAAGAACTTCTTGAATGAGCGAATTGCCAATCTATCGGGTGGTGTTGGTGTAATCTATGTAGGAGCGTTAAGTGACATTGAGCAGAAGGAGAAGAAGGATCGGATTGATGATGCTGTGTGTGCTGTTCAAGCTGCGTTGGAGGATGGTATATTACCTGGTGGTGGTGTAGCGTTGTTGGATATTGGTCTTACTATGTGTATACATGATACAGCAGCTGATAAGATAATGGGTGAAGCATTAAGAGCACCATTCAATCAGATTGTCACAAATTCTGGTAAGAATTGTTACGATATATTAATGAATCGACCTATGGGTGATGGCTATGACGTGAAGGGTGAGCAGTATGGCGACATGGTTAAGTTGGGTATTATTGATCCTACAAAAGTTACTAAGAATGCACTATTGAATGCTGTGTCAGTTGCAACGACAATTATGAGTACGAATGCTATTATCACAAATGTAAGAGACTATGAAGGTTCTAAATAAGTTTCTGATTATCCAAAGAGTTTTGGACAAAGCAGAGAATAAGTCAGGTTTAATAATGACTATGGAGGACAAGCGTGAGTTAAGGTATAACAAGGCTGTTGTTGTGTCGGTAGGTTCGATGGTGTCGGGTATAACCGACACTGACGAAATCTATTTTGACAAGGCGGCAGGTCATGACGTTTTGATAGATGAGAAGCGTTTTACTGTAATTCAGGAGAAGGACGTTGTTTGCGTTCTTTAAGATCTTTGTTATGATTTTTAATTGCTATGGCTAGGGTCTTATGAGAGAAAGGTGCTGTCTTTAAGAATATTTTATTGCGCCTTGTAGACTCAGGAATAGGCTCTAGTCCGAGCAATTTTTTGTAGATAGTGTTAATCATCTTTTTCCCTTTGTATGACACTTCATACAAGTGTGTTTCTTGGTGGTTTCTATGTCGCCAAATATAAATCCAATCTTCTCTAAGTAGTCTATTGAATCGATCTCTATCCCAAGATAGGAAATTTGAGTGTTCTGTAAATTGAGTACGAGTGAATAATTTTTCAGAGTATAAGAATAGAAGTATCTCTAAATCGGCTTGTGATTTAAGTCCGTATGTAATGATAGCCCATTTTCTGATTATAGTCCATTGTTTTAAAAAGTCGTAGTCGCCTTGTTTGCGACCATATATTTTATTATTTACGTGTCTAGTTGTAACTTTCTTTTTTACTTTAGGAATCATTTTATTATATTTGTATTTCAAAACAAAGTTATGAAAAAGATAGTTGAAAAGAAAACGAAAGAGGTATATCCTTCTAAAATGGCTAAAGCTAAACATGAGAAGTCTGAGTCTAAGAAAGAGATGATCAAGGAGTACGGCATGAAGGCCGCTCTGAAGAAGATGAAGAAATGAAAGACCCAAGATTAGAACGAGCAGGTGTTGAGGGATTCAATAAGCCCAAGAAAACTCCTAGTCATCCGACCAAAAGTCATATTGTTGTGGCCAAGGAGGGTGATCGGATTAAAACGATACGTTTCGGTCAGCAGGGGGTAGTAGGTGCTGGAAAAAATCCTAAAACAAAGGAGGATAAAGCAAGAAAGAAGTCCTACTATGCTAGGCATAATGCTCAAGATCCAAATCCTAGTAAATTAAGTGCCAGATTTTGGAGTCATAAAATAAAATGGTAGAAAAATATCCATATAAGGGAACTGATGGAAGATGGTATAAGCCATGTTCTAAATGTGGAAATATGTGTGATTATTTAAGGTATCATTACGCTATTCAATCTTATAAATTAAACAAGAAGTGTAAGAGTTGTTCTAATAAAGAAACTGATAATTGTCATAGAGGTTGGCATAAAGGAATTAGAATATCTTGGTTTAATAAATTTAAAATTTCAGCTGAGTATAGAGGTTTAGAATTTAATATAACAATAGATGACGTTGCTGAATTAATACAAAAACAAAATTTTAAATGCGCTCTAAGCGGATGGGATATTTCATTTCCAGAAACTGGAGTTCCTAGTAAGTGTGATGCTTCTATAGATAGAATTGACTCAAATAAAGGCTATTTTGTAGATAACATACAAATTACGCATAAAACAATAAACATGATAAAAAATAAATACGATAATGATTTTTTTATATATGTTTGCAAATCTGTAGCTGATAACAATAATGGAAACTAGCAAAAAGTCTAACCCAGCGTTATGGGATCGTGTTGTATCTAGCGTTAAGGCTGGCAGTAAGGGCGGTGATGCAGGCCAGTGGTCAGCTAGGAAGGCACAGTTGGCAGTAGCTAAGTATAAAGATGCAGGCGGTAAGTACTCAGGTAAAAAATCTGAGTCTAACAGCCTGTCTAAATGGACAAAGCAAGAGTGGGGAACAAAGAGTGGTAAGACTAGCAAGGAGACTGGCGAGCGGTACTTACCTAAGAAGGCAATCGCTGCGTTAAGTAACGCAGAGTACGCTTCTACAACTAAAGCAAAGAGACAAGGTGGCGGTACAGGAAGTGTGGTCAAACAACCAAAGAGTATTGCAAGTAAAGTTAAGAAATATAGAGACTAATGGGATCAAGTAAGACATCAAAATACTATGCAGATAATCCTAAGGCTGCTGAGAAGAGGCGTGAATATCAGCGTGAGTTGAACGCTACACCTGAGCAAAAGAAATATCGAGCTGATCATGTAAAAGCAAGACGTGAAGCTGGTATAGATGGTAAAGGTGGTCCTGACATGAGTAAGAAAAAAAATGGTACTTTTGTAAAAGAAAAAGCATCTACTAATAGGGCTCGAAATGGAGCTAATGGTAAGAGCACTAAAAAATAATATAAGATGGCAAATTTAAAATTACAAGTAAGTAGAGCTGCTGCTGTAACACCTAATGATACTGTCAATATACCTTACCCTGGTGATGCGACAGCTTCTCCGAATGAGGCTAGATGGCCTTGTGTATTGTATGTAGGCACAGGTGGTACATTACGAATTATGACAGCTGATGGTGATGATGTGACATTGGTTAATGTTGCTGACGGAACATTTATTCCAATTCAAGTTATTCGAGTATTTTCATCAACTACAGACGCTACTGACATTGTAGCACTTTGGTAATTTATGGCAATTCAAATAGCTATATCTAATGCTGTTGGATCAAGGAGTAGATCAACTTCAACTCCAACTGATTTCATTTCTGTATGGGATACAGCACTAGGCGATGGAAACCCTTCCATTATACTTCCATTAGTTGCTTCTGGAAATTACAACTTTAGTGTAAACTGGGGTGATGGAAACACTGACACAATCACAGCTTGGAATCAAGCAGAAACAACTCACACATACGCAACAGGT